ATGGTCTTGACAGCCCTTAACATGCCTTTGACTTCAAGCAAAGTTTGTTCGAGGAGAACCAGGCGTTGCTCCAGGTTGTCAATTCGCTTGTCCTGGAGTTCATCAATCATCGTCGCTCACCAAATTGTATGCTGCAATGGCAAAATCAAGTCCTAACGCGATCGCAAACACCACGTCTCCAAACGGAAGAGGACCATCTGCCAAGATCAACGGTGCTGCCGCACGTGCAAAACGTGTTCCTTTCTTTGCAGCTATGAAAGCATCAATGACAAAATCAAGAACTCCGTCATCGCTGTTTTGTTTCAGACGTTTCACTGCTTCAATATCTGCCTTCGATAATTCACCAGCATCGGAAAGAGCTGAAATTGTTTGACCGTACAGCGTGGCTGCTCGACCATCCACCCAATATTCTTTGTAACCTTCTAACGTCTCCATGAGTTCCATGGAATAGTTTGTGCCTGGTAACAAGCCATCACCTCAAACCGTCGACCGGTTGTTAATGATGTTACTATAGTACGTTGCCGTTTCGGTCGCGGTTAGTTTCCTCTGCGTACCAACGATGTTGATTTGAAGTGCTGGGAAAACAGGCTGTAAGCGCGCTTGAAGGAAAGTGAACTCATCTGCTGGGTTATCTGAAGGACCTCCACCAGTAATCGTTTGTGATGTACGTAGAGCAGGGAAGACGCTAAAGATTCGCATGATGGTGATACCTGGACCTACAATTAAATCGGGATATCCGCCAATTGTCCTACTGTTTATCCTAAAATTGCCCACAACTCGAGTAGGTGCGTTGGCCGCATTACCCAATGGACCTGCTTGACTTCCCATCTGATCGGGCGACGTAAAGTTTTGAGATGGGTCTTGAACGTATTGTCGGTTTTCTCGATATAGGACTTCAAATGGAAGACCGCCAAAGTTTTCTCCTGTTCCTGGATCATCTTTGATACCTTGGAAACCAAATTTATGCCATGATGAGGTCAACGCTACTGTTGCGTCATCAAGGTTTAGATCACCGAGTATAACAACCAAAGTTTCTTCGATGTTACCAGGTCCTAAGTTATACGTGAAGTCCGGGTATGGTAGTTCCTTCAAACGTTGTACGTTAATGGTAACGTCATCCATGCACTCTTTGTTATCTATGAGATCACGGAGGTCAACGTAGTCAAACGTGGCAAAGTGAACGTTACCGTATATTCCAGCCCCGTAGATTTGGTCATTATGACGAAAAACACCATAGGGAGCGTTACCCGATTCAAATTGAAGAGTAGCCCCTAGCGGTACTGTTTGACCCGGATTCATAGTTCCGGTGTCATATCGAACACTACCAAATTGACGTTGAATCATGCGCGGTGATGACATTACTTTCTCCTCCGACTATGTGCTCTCCATTCTTTGCCTATTCTCTTCATTACTACAGTGGCCTCAAGAGTACGGTTTTTACCGCGTCCAGAGTATGCTCCTCGAAGAGAGGACTTATTCCGTTTGACGTAATTGAACGCACGTTTGACATATGCAGTATATGCCTCGCGTGGTTTGGGCTTCGGAAATGCCAAGTTAAACGCCTCCTCAGTTACTCAAGGAGTTCGTCAATGCAAGGCTCATGTAGTCAGCAGCGGAGAGTTTGGCAATTTTGCCGGTGATGCGAATATACAGAGGGGTATCTGAAGCACCGTTGATACGATCGGCTCGTACTTGGAGTTGACCACCTGGTACATATCGAAGTTCCTTGACATCACCGAGCGATAGTGACTCTTCAACGAACCCAGTAGTAGCGTCCTGGAAGGTCAAGTATAGCGAGTCGTATGATGCGTGGGAAACGAAGCCAGCTGATAGGTCCTCCAGGGCAAGTTGTGCCATGAACTCAGCCGTGTCGGGGTTGGTTGCAGTAGTGTCAATGCCAATGTGAACGTCTTCGATACCGAACGCTTCCATCTCAGCAACGTTGACGAACGTATTTAGATCAATAGTCTGAACGTTTCCGGTCGCGTTGGCTGTAATAGTCTCAAATACTTCAAAATCTTTGGTCTTAGCAGATGCCATGCTATACGGGAGACCGAGGCGGTGTATAAATTAAACTGTCTTGATACCTCGATGACATCCCCGGATTCTATCTTCTTTACCAACGGCTGCCGGATGTGTATTAACCCGCACCACCCACCCCTATTCCAACCAGCCATAGCATATAGGGCTTGGCTAGATTGATTCTGTTTCCTGCGTGCTTGCCGGACAGTTTTAATACTGCAAATTGGTGGATTGACACATGCCCCGTATCAAAAAAGAGGCGAGTCTTGACCTGGAGACTTGGAAAATTGCGCAGGAGATCGAGAATTACAGTGACTGGACGCGTCAATGTCTGCATGCTTATGCGAGTGGCAACGATTACGTGACTGAAGCGCGCTTAAGGATGCGCTGGGTAGCCGCCGCCCGACAATTAGCAGCGGTCGTTATCGAGTACGCTGCAAAAATTGACCCCGACCATGGTCAAACCGTGGAGACACTGATCGTCAAGGCCATGGAACAGACACGCCTGGAGGAGTTTGAATGACAAACCACTGCGGATTTTACAATAACTTCGATTGGGTTACCAAGGACATTCAAATTGAGTGGGTCTTTGGGTATGAAATTGACTACGATGGCAATTATCAATTGGGTGGTCCGTGGTGGTCGTGCATCAAGTGCGATGAAATCTTCTATTCGACCACGCTTTGCATGTGCGAATCGTGTAATCCGTTCTCCGGATATTGCAGGAGTTGCTCAAAATGAAGCAAGAACGTTACCATGATGAGTGCGCTCGATGCAAAGCGGACATTTACGTTCACCTGGGCAGCCCATTCGGTGAAGATTTCTGTGCGACGTGCAGAATTGCAGACGCCCTGGAGCAATTGGTGGAGATCGCAGACGATGCCACGCAGTTTTGGGGGGACCGCGCATGAATGAGTATCCTGATTGTTGGGTTCAAGACGAAGACGGAGTGTGGATTTGTTACGTTATGGAACATGACGACCATGAACACTTAGATTTTCAAGAGGTTTATCTTGACGATGCCGAGTTTGTTGTGCTTGAAGTCACTAAACGATGTCGCATTTGTGGAGAAAGCGACGTTTATTATCCGCTTTAGAGCATAATTTGGTGAACGTTGAGTCCAAGGACAGCAGCGACACCGATGATCATGGTCTTGACAGCCCTTAACATGCCTTTGACTTCAAGCAAAGTTTGTTCGAGGAGAACCAGGCGTTGCTCCAGGTTGTCAATTCGCTTGTCCTGGAGTTCATCAATCATCGTCGCTCACCAA